GTGGGAAGGGTCTTTTGCACGGTCGTAACCGTTTCTAGCACCCCTATCCCCCGCCATATTAATTGTTTGAAGAAAGGAGGTTGAGTATGGTTGGAATTGAATATTAACACACGTATTAAACGACTAAGAAATGAACATAAATTAACTCAGAAAGAGTTGGCTGAATCCGCAAATATTTCTGAATCTTATTATCGAAAAATTGAAACAGGCAACAATTCACCGAGTATAGAAACATTAAACAATATCGCTAAAGCATTAGATGTTTCCTTACTTTATTTAATCAATGACCGTATAGAAGAAATGGAAAATCGTTCTGAAATTGAAGAGCTAAGATTACGTGAGATTTTCAAAAATATACCAAAAGAGCAACTAGATATTGCTGAAGGTTTAATCATTCAAGCTGCTCGACTACGTATCCTTTTGGATGACAATTGGAAGGATATTTTGGAGAATGGAGAGTATGAGCGATTCAGTCAATCAAAAGACCAAATTCCATACGACCGAAAACGACCGATTGTTGAAAATTATGATAATCGAGATAAAACTTATAAAGATATTATTAGACAGTTGAGTGATTTGCTCCCCCGGCAAAATGCTGAAAATCGAACAGCTGTAGATAAGTTGTTGGGTAGATAATGCTCTTTAATAAGTATGTTGATAACTACATAAAAAAATACGATAACGGGGAGCTAGTGTTTAATGAGAATAGAAAACTACTTATTGAGTGGCTAAGAAGAGAAATATTGCCGCGAGATGATATTTACTATTTTAACGATGAACTAATCGAAAATTATATTACATTTTCTGAAACTTGGTTCTTTGAACTAGATGAATGGGAAAAATTTATAGCATCATTTGTTTTCTTGTTCTATAAAGAACGCAAGAAAGTTGTATTTAGAATTTTTATTTTAATTATCGCTCGTGGGGCTGGTAAAAATGGATTCATTACCACTATAGCCCTTTTTTTAATTTCATCTTTACACGCTCAAATGGAATACGGTGTGACTATTGTGGCCAACTCCGAAGATCAAGCTAAGGTTTCATTTGAAGAAGCATTTAACACGATTGTTCGTAATGAATCTTTGTCTGCTATTAAAACTAGAGACACGCTATTCGATAAAGGTAACAACCCTAAAGAACCGGATGGTGAATTTGAGCCTTGGAAGAGTCGTATATATAGTAGGGGAACACAGTCAGAATTGAAATTTGCCACTTCAAATGCAGATACCAAAGATGGTGGCCGTCAAGGTGCAATTATCTATGATGAATTCCATCAGTTTGAAAATTCTGATTTAGTCGATGTATTAGCTGGAGGACTAGGAAAAAAATTCTTTGCTAGACAGTTTTTTATTGGGACGAAAGGTTTTATTCGTGATGGCTATTTTGACAAAATGTATGAACGAAGTGTTCGAATATTAAAAGGGGAAATCCCATTTAATGGGTTATTTCCATGGATTTGTGAACTAGACGATATTTCTGAAATGGATAACGAGGCTATGTGGGAAAAAGCAAACCCTACACTTCAAAAACCATTAACAGATAGAGCGGAAAACTTGCTCGATACAATGCGAGATGAATATATAGATTTAATTGATGAGCCTTCGAAGAGACCATCTTTTGTAACGAAACGAATGAACGTAATTGAGGGTGACTCTGAACATAGCGTTGCTAGTCGAGAAGAGTTACTAGCAACTAACCGACCATTTTTTGATTTAGACGGATTAAAACCTATTGGATCACTTGATTATGGATCTGTTCGAGATTTTGCAGCATGTGGACTTTTATTTAAAAAAGGAGAAGAGTATGCATTCAAAACCCATTCATTCGCTATTAAACATTTTGTTGATGTTCATTATGGTTATTCAAATTCAGCCAATTCCTTGGGCGGAAGCAAGAAAGCCCCCATAAAAGCTTGGGAAAAACAAGGACTCGTGTCAGTTATTGATGAGCCATCTCTTGATCCAATGCATATAGTGGAGTGGTTCGTAAATGCTAGAGAAAAATATGGTGTTGAAAGAATTGTGGCCGATAACTTTAAGTTGGATATATTAAGGCCTTTACTTGAAAAAGAAGGGTTTGAAGTCGATTTGATTAAACGTCCGCAATCTATTCATCCTTTGGTTGCACCAAGAATTGAAGATGGGTTCGCAAATAATAAAATTATATTCGAAGATAATCCTCTGATGCGTTGGTACACCAATAATGTGTATGTAAAAGAAACATCTAACGGTAAAATTTTCGATAAAAAAGAAGAAGTGAAGCGTAAAACTGATGGATTTCAAGCTTTGGTACATGCAATGTATCGTGCCAATGAATTGGACGACCAGACTGATTTAGACGAATTTTTCGACATGGTTAGCCAATTACAATATTAGAAAGGAGGGAAATTTTGGGACTATGGGAATCAATTAAGAATCGAATAAATAAAGTAGAATTGATTGGTTATGAGTATCCGATTGATGATCACACGAAGCGTGTTTATTTAAAACAAACATCCATTGATAAAGTCGTGAATTATGTTGCAAGAACAATGTCTACTGCTAAATTCATTATTAAGACACCGGATGATAAAGACAACGATTTTACAAAAGATTGGGAATATAAGCTAAATGTGCGACCTAATCGAAATCAAAATGCTACAGAATTTTGGCAAAAGGTATTCTATAAATTACTTTATGATAATGAAGTCCTAATTATTATATCTGATGATGACCAAATACTAATTGCAGATTCATTTGTTAAAGATGATTCTATAAGTCTATATGACTATCGATTCACCGATGTGGTTGTTGGTCAATATACCTATAAGAGACCATTTATTCGTTCTGAAGTTCTATATCTAAAATATGGTAATGAGCAACTGTCTAAAATGATTGATGGCCTTTTTGAAGATTATGCGGACTTATTTAATTCATTATTAAAGTCAGTTTGGCGTAACGGTCAAGTCCGTGGTTCTGTTTCTATTAACAAAACCGGTACTTTTGCAGATGCTAAAGAACGGACGGAGCAGGTCCAAAGTTATTTGAATAATATGTTCAAAATTTTTGATACTAAAGAAACAGCTTATGTTATGACACCAAATGGCATGGATATTGAAGAATTCTCTAATAAAGGGAATTCAAGTAATATACCTTTTAGCGATTTAAATAGTGCGCGTTATGCAATGACTGCTGAAGTTGCTGAATTAGTCGGAATACCATCAAATTTAGTGTTTGGAGATAAACTAGAGTTAGATCAAAATAAAAAGTTGTATAAAGAAAATGTAGTTAATCCGCTGATTAAAATGCTTACCGATGAGATGAATGGTTTAATGATATCTCAATCAGATTATCAAAAGGGATTACGATTAACTATTTCGAACGTATTGACTACAGATGTTTTTGAGTTATCTACTCAGATTGATAAGTTGGTAGCTTCAGGAGTCTTTAGTCCTAATGACATTCTAGAAGAACTAGGACGTGATAAAGTGGATGACCCTATGATGGATAAACACTATATCACGAAAAATTATACTGAATATAAGAACACTGAAAGGGGTGAGGAAATAAGTGAAGAAAATTAAAGTACACGGTACGATTGTAACTAATGATAATAAATGGATTTATGATTTATTTGATATGGATTCAACTAGTCCTAAAGATATTTCTGATGCATTAGCTGATATGACTGATGATGTAGTTATTGAAATTAATTCTTATGGCGGCTATGTTGATGCAGGTAATCAAATTTACTCAGATTTAAAAAACTACCCGGGAAATGTAACGGTAGAAGTATTAATGGCTGGTTCCGCTGCTTCAATTATCACGATGGCTGGAGACAAGGTACGAATGGCACCGATTGGACGAATCATGATTCATAATGCTTCAGTAGGTGCACAGGGTGATTACCATGCGATGGATGCTGCAAGTGAAGCACTACAAATGACTAACTCGGCGATTGCAAATGCTTACGTAGCCAAATCTGGTATTAGTAAAGAAGAAGTTTTGGCACTAATGGATAAAGAAACTTGGATGGACGTTGAAAAAGCAATGGAATATGGATTTGTGGACGAAGTAATCGAATACGCAGAAAATTCAACAGAGCTACAACTTGTAGCGAATGGATTAACGAATGGTATTATCCCTCAAAACGTGATTGATAAAGTTCGGAATGATAAACAGCTACCAATGGCTAGTGTTCAAGTAAACACTGATGAAATTGTGGACAAGATTTATGAAAAGCTAAAAGCTGATTTTGATGTTGAAATTGAAAATAATAAGAAAGAGGAACCCAAAGTTAAAAGTTTTGAACGGTTCCTTTTTTAGTACAAAATTAAAGGAGAGAAAAATTAAATGTTTAAATTAAAATCTATGACAAACTTCGCTTCTAAACGCGAGGAATTTATTAATGCTGTAAAAAATGGCGCTGATCAAGAGGCACAAGGTGACGCTTATTTAAATATGATTAATGCATTAGCTGAAGATGTAATGGATGAAGCCAAGAAAGAAGTTAATCTTCAAGTTGACCAAGCTGCTAACATCAACAAGGCTAAAATGAGCAAAGAAACTTATCAATTCTTCAATGAAATCAATACAGATGTTGGTTATAAAGAAGAAAAATTATTACCAGAAACAACAATTGATGAAATCTTCGAAGATTTAACAACTGAACATCCATTACTAGATGCAATCGGCTTAAAATCCGCTGGTATTCGCTTGAAATTCTTACGTTCTGAAACGTCTGGCCAAGCAGTTTGGGGTAAAGTGTTCGATGAAATCAAGGGTCAATTAGATGCGACATTCAGCGATGAAGTTGCGATTCAAAACAAGTTAACAGCATTTGTTGTTGTTCCAAAAGACTTAGCAGATTTATCTGTTAATTGGATTGAACGTTTTGTTCGCTTGCAAATCACTGAAGCATTTGCAGTTGCTTTAGAAGCAGCTTTCTTGGCTGGTGACGGGAACGACAAACCAATTGGTTTAAACCGTGATATCGATAACGGTACTGTATCTGGTGGCGTGACGACTTATCCAGTTAAAACGGCTCAAGGGACTTTATCATTTGCCGATACAGATTCAATCATTCAAGAATTCAAAGATATTAAGAAGTACCACTCTACTAAATCTAATGGACAAGCAATTAATACTGCAGGTCAATTATACCTAGTAGTTTCTTCAGAAGATAAAGCAGATATCGAAGCGAAATTTACTATTTTAAATGCAAATGGTGTTTATGTAAATGCAGTGCCATTCAACATCAATATTGTTGAATCTGTTTTCCAAGAAAAAGGTACGGCAGTATCATTTGTTAAATCTCGTTACGATGCATACATTGGTGGTGGTATTACTTTACGTAAGTTCGACCAAACATTCGCTTTGGAAGATTTAGACTTATACACCGCTAAACAATTTGCTTATGGTAAAGCAAAAGATGGTAAAGCAACTGCAGTTTGGACATTAGCTGAACCAGCAACTTTACCAGAAGGGTAAGGTGAAATAGATGGCTAAATATAAAGTTTTAAAAGATTTCAAGGATATCAAAAATGGCAAAGTTTATACTAAAAATGATGAAATTGAAATGACTGTTAAACGTTCGGCGGAAGTATCAGACAATTTGGATGATACTTTCTTAGAGCGATTGGATGAACCAAAAACTGAAAAGTAGGTGATGAATATGGTTGATACGCCATTACTAGAAAGTTTCAAAACTTACATGCGTATATTCCATTCTGCTGAAGATGACTACTTAACAGACTTACTTAGCGCATCAGAGCTTGATATATTGTCTCTGGTGGGCGGTAGTCTGCTGGATAGGGAAGTGAAGGAGCTTGTCTTTAATCGTGCGAGATACGCTTATACGGGCAATTTAGAGTTCTTTTACGAGAACTTCCAATCTCGTATCTTTGACTTATCACTAAGACTAAATGGTGAGGAGTTGATGCAAGATGATGAATCGACCGTATAAGAAACCTGTAACAGATATCGGGGAACTGCGTACACCAGTAAGTTTCTATGAATCAAAAACGAGTGGTCCAGAACCTAATCAAACTGGACTAACTAAATTGTTTTATTGCTATGCAGAAGTATACAACCCATCGATGAAGGACTTGGAAATTATGCATAGTACGAGTGTGAAACAGGGTATCACGATTAAAATTCGAGACCCGTTAACTGACTATCAACCACAATCTCATCATATAGTTATTATCGATGATTTTAGGTATAAAAACATGCAGTGGAATATCACTGATATTCGTCCGGATGTTCAAAATAGTGAGTTCATTACAGTTCTGCTTGGAGCGGATGCGTAATGGACTTTAATTTTGAAATCAAAGGTGCTGATGAAATTGTTGCTAATTTAGAAAAGCAATTTTCTGAAAGGCGTGTCTCAAGTATCGTCAATAAAGCGATTAATACCGCAGCAGATGAATATACTGAGGGACTGGCTAAAGCTATCAGTTCCTACAAGGATACAGGGGCTACAGTTGAGGAGACAACTCATGGTAGAGCGACTAAAAACTCTAGCGGTAGACATATTGCTAAGGTTGGTTGGCGTGGTCCAATGCAAAGGTATAAGTTAATTCATTTAAACGAATTTGGCTATGTTCGTCATGGACGTTCGTACAGTCCTCGTGGAATGGGTGTAATCCAAGGATATATTGATGGTTCAAGAAATCAATTCTTGTCAAATATGCGTGAAAATTTAAGTGAGTTGGTGAAATAGATGTTAGATATGCTGGATATTATTTACGACGAATTAAACTATGACGAGGTTATCCAAGAGCAAGTTAAAGGGCGTATACGCTATTATACGTACAACGAGAATGATGAAATGGTCACACCTTTTATCATTATTACACCCTTTTCAACACCAATACCAGCT